GGAAATTCATTCTAGCATTTAATGATAATAAAGAAAGTCAAGCAGAAATAACCCCTGTGCAGTTATCTGATGCACATAATCAATATCAATTCCTTTCTGAAGAATCAACTAAGAAAATAATGGTTGCTCACAGGATTGTAAGCCCTATGTTATTAGGTATAAAAGACCAATCAGGATTAGGAAACAATGCAGATGAAATAAAAACTGCAAGTTTATTAATGGATAACACTGTTATTAGACCTTTTCAGGAACTTTTAATAGATAGCTTTGACAAAATATTAGCTTACAATGATATTAGCTTAAATCTATACTTTACGACCTTACAACCTTTAGAATTTACTGAAGTAGACCAATCTATTCAAGACAAGGAAACTATTGAAGAAGAAACAGGAGTTGAGATGCAGAAGTTTAGCTTAAAAAAGATAGATGGAAAACAGGCTTATGAAACTAAAGAAGAAGCAGAAAAGGTAGCTGAAGAAATAGGATGTGGTGGATATCACGAACACGAGGTAGAGGGTGTTACTTATTATATGCCTTGCGTGAGTCACGAAGAACTTAAAGCACCTTGTTGGGATGGATATGAGCAAAGGGGTATGAAAACCAAGAATGGTAAAAAAGTACCTAATTGCGTTAAGCTAGAAGAAGTTACTTTAGAATCTTTTGGAGAAGATGAAGATTTAACTGAATGGGAATTAATTGATGAAAGAAAAGTTGATTATGAAGCAGAAGATGCTTTAGATTATCAAATAAACCAACTAAACACAAAAGGAAAAAGTTTACTTTCTAAACTATGGGAATTTGTATCAACAGGAACTGCTAGACCAAATGCAAAAAGTAGTCAAGATGAAACAGTTGATGGTACACAATTTAAAGTTCGTTATCAATATGCACCTTTAAAAGATACATTTAACAAAGAGGGTAAAAATGTTACTAGAGATTTTTGTCAGAAAATGGTAGCAGCTAAAAAGATATATCGTAAAGAAGATATTGAAATGATGAGTAAACAAGCAGTTAATGCAGGATGGGGACCAAGAGGTGCTGATACCTATTCTATTTGGTTTTACAAAGGAGGTGGGGCTTGTCACCATTTTTGGATGCGTAAGACTTATATGAAGAAAGGAAAAGGAAGTATTGATATTAATAGCCCACTTGCACCTACAATTAGTGTAAACCAAGCTAGAAAGGCAGGATTTAAACCTGAAAAGAATAGTGAGTTGGTTGCTAAACGACCTATTGATATGCCAAACGAGGGATTTTTACCAACAAATAAAAGAAGATAAATGGCTACACAACTATTCATAAATAGAACAGACCTTATCAGAAATTCCATAATGGATGGGAATATTTCGACTGACAAGTTCATACAATTTGTTAAGATAGCACAGGAGATAGATGTTCAGCAAATAATGGGAACAGATTTGTATAATGGTTTAGCTACTGCAATTCCAAATATAGATGACCCTGCTAATGCAAGATGGAAAACAATTTTAGATGACTATATTGTACCTATGTTAATATGGTATTCACAGGCTAATTACTATCCTTTTGCTGCATATCAAGTAAAACAAGGTGGGGTATTTAAACACACTTCAGAAAATTCAGTTTCAGTAGATAAAAACGAAATAGATTTTTTAGTTGAAAAAGCAAGAACAAATGCAGAATGGTATTCTAGAAGATTTATTGATTTTATGAGTTTTAATCAGGCAACATATCCTGAATACACAAGTAACACGAATGATGATATTTACCCTAGTTATGATTCAACATTTAACGGATGGGTTTTATGACGTATAAACCTAAGAAAAAGAATATTGAAAAGTTAAAAGTTTTTCTAAAGAAAAAAAACAAAAAAAAAGTAAGCAATGGCAAATGAAATCTATAATACAAGTTGGTGGGGTAGTCCTGAAAAAGTAGGATGGGGAAGCATCTATTATGATTTCAATAACCCTTTGACAAGAGAATATGAAGCTAGAGTTATCGCAGATGGTGGTACTATTGAAGCCATTGGATGTGTTAATAATGCAGATTTCAATTAATATTCTGTGATAAAAAAAATAAAAATAATTAAAGATATTTAAAATGGCAACACCAAGTTTAGCAATGATACCATCAGGGTATAAAGCAAGTAAGGTTTATAGTGTACTACCTGAAAGTGGGGTTGGGGACTTTGACTTTACAAGGGCAACAACTGCGACAAGAATAAATAGTAGTGGATTAATAGAAGAAATGGCAATTAATGTTCCTAGACTTGAATACCCTTTGATTGATGGTGTTGTAAATGGATGCCCTAGTTTATTGCTTGAGCCTCAGTCAACAAACTTAATTACTCATTCAAGCGAATTAACAAATAGTAGTTGGGTAAAGACAAATACTGGTACAGGCTCTGCGCCAAGTATAACATCTAATTATTCTATTTCTCCTGATGGAACACAAAACGCAGACAGAGTTATTTTTAATTTAAACGGAGGTACTGCTAATGGAGATATTTCTCAAGTTTCTGTAACTATTGGTTCAGTATCAAGTGCAAGTTATACTAATTCAGTTTATATAAAATCAAATACTGCAAATAATTATGATTTAGTTGTTACAGACCCGAGTGGTGGTCATATTGTTAAAAATATTTCTACAGAGTGGCAAAGATTTGATAATCCAAGAGAAAACGTAACTAATGCAAGTTTTAGAATTAGATTAAGAGGAGATGAGGGAACATCTGATTATGCAGACGTATCTATTTG